CTAAAACGCTTATAACTAATATCTTATAATATTTATAAAATCTATTTGCACCGAATTTGCATTAAAAAACGGTACTCATTCCCTTTCTTATAAATATCACCTCTTATATTTCATCTTTATCAAAGAACGTTTTCAATACAAAGTTAATCAATCAATCAAGAATAGCAAATATTATTTGCTTGAATTTAAGCTATCTATTTCTAGTTTATTCGGATAATAGAAAAAGTACTATTATGACAGCAGTTGATTTTTGTTTTCTTGGTATGATAACTATTTGTACCATCTCTACTATTTTGTTTATTATGGCTCTCTTTACTTATCAATGCAAGCAAGAGGATGAAGAAGAACAAAAATACCAACTAAAGAAAAAGGAATTAGAGGAAATGTGCAATGATGGCATTAAAATATATACAAATATGATGAATCACATAATTCTAAGAGCTAAAGGAGCGTAGATATACAATCAGATCAATAACTCTGTCATCATTCATTTTTTTTAGAATTTGAATATAATTAGCTTTGTTCTCTTTAGCTGTTTCCTTTGTCGTTTGCCTTTTAAAGCCGGGAATGATTGAATCAATAACCATATTAAGACATGTTTGTGCAATATCCGGCGTGTTAGCTTTTAATGCTGCATCTATTGTATATATACAGCAGAACAGCGCACTATCATATTTTTTCTCCATAACGTCCATTCTACTCTGCGAAATACCATTGACTATTGTTAGCATATATAGATTTTCTACTTTTTGCTTATTGAAATAGCTATCAATTTCATTTCTAGTCCGTTCAACTTCACCTTTTATTCTTTTCTCTATTGTTACTGCATTGTATATCTGCCACCCTATTAGCAATGTTACAAGAAATGATAAAATCCCTACTATCACCCCGATATAGTCTATACCTAACTCCGGCGCGGATGGTAACGAAACGCAAATAGCGACAACGCTACATATAATCGCAGCGATCGACAAACAGTTGCTCCAATATGATTTGATTCGGTTTTTCATGTTTAGTTCGATTTAATGGTTAATAATATGCTACCTCTATTTTAAGCTACCTATTAGATTCTTATTGGTATAAGATAAAACACTGTTATGACACGACAAATAAAGATAGTATCAAATATAAAATTAGTGCGAGAAAGAAAAGACCAAAGCAAATATATGAACCTTTTTCGCAGATTAGGAACAATCTTTTCCCATCGGGCATTGTGGGTCTCATCTTCCGATGATACTTTACAGATTCTCCTAGCTCTTTTGCGTAGTTCTCGAAATGAGTACGCTTTTCAAATACTACGCCGTACAAACTTACTCCACCTAATAGGAGTACAAGTACAAGCAATAGAACTGCCAACAGAAAGCAAATACGAATACAAATTGGGTCTGTTTGCTTCACGGGGTTCAAAGCCGCTAGGACTCCTAATAGCGTGGCGGCTATCATTAGAAGATGAGAAAGCCAGTCTTTTAATGATGTATTAACCGCATCAAGTTTATTTAAAACAGATTCGTAAACTTTTCCATAATAGGAAAGTTCTTCATCTTCACTATTGAATTGCTCGTGTGGTTCTATTTTTGCTTCCATGATGTTTGTTTTAGTGGTTGATGATGCTTGTTTATTGGGCGGGAATTATTAGCTATTTTTTATATAAACCGTTCCGTTGCACCTTTTTTCGTTTCCGCTTATTTTAAATACCACATCTCGACTACCGCCGCTTTCTGTAATTTCCTTATGAATCTTTTCGTTACTGACTCCTCTAAAATCTTTGGGGATATACCCAACTAACTTATTATCACCGTTTCTGTATATACCGACTGCAAATTTATCTTTAGGGTTGTTTGTTTCGGCTATTGCTTTGCCTTTGAATATACCGAAATCTTTAGGCGTAACTCCATGATAGTACATTCCTACCATTTCATAGTAAAAGTATCCGGATGGCGGGAATTCTATTTCTTCCGACGGTGTTTCGGTCTTAGGTTGACTCTGGTTGTTAGATGATTCTTTGGGATTTGTCATAGCAATTTTTATCGCTAAAATTATGACGCCTGTAACTACTAAGATTAATACTACTTCCATGATGTTTTGTTTTACGTTATTATTCTTTAGATATTATGAATATATCAGCGTAGTTTTCAGATCGGTTTATAATAAGTAATCCCCCATCTAGTTGCGGGTATTCGTCTACCCGACGGAATAACAGATTTGCATCCGAATTTGATTGAATCTCTTTTGCTTTATATAAATAATTCCCTTCTAATAGTTGCGGCTTTTCGATTGCGTATGTATTTGCAGAATATCCAGAGATTACTATGTTAACTAATTTGGGAGTAACTCTTACAATTGCCGTACTGTCCGCAAAGGTGTTTTCATAAACGGTTTTCTCGTTCATAAAACCCTTTACAGAGAGAATTTTATACTTTCCCTCTGTTAATTGAGCAAAGGAATACATAGAACACATCGCTAGAAATGCGATAAGTAGTAGCTTCTTCATGTTGTTTTGTTTTAGTGATTTATAATATGTTTTTAATTGATAAAATATTCTCCACAATAAAAAGATGAATAATTTCCCGTTTCGGCAAGTCTATATCGTCATAATCTGGATTCTCGCTACGAAGCAGAATTAAATTATCCGCATCTTTAGGATGCCTACGAACTCTCTTTATAAGCCTGTATTCGTTTGTTATGATTAAATAAACCTGTCCGTAGTTGAAATAATCCCAACTCTCAATCTTTCTAATTACTACCCTGTCGCCCGAAGCTATTAGAGGTAGCATACTATCGCCCGTGGCGAATATAATCTTTGAATCCGAGTTTATCTCCGGTGCGTCTATACTTCCTATCACTTTTTCGTCTGTAAATTCTATATCTCTACCACTTAGCCCGCATGTTGCGTCTATGTCGTATATTAATGCTCCTTTTCGTTTTGTTTCGCTTATTGCAGATTCGGAAATCTCGATTGTTTTTTGTTCTCGCTCTGCATTTTTAATCATTTCTCCTTTATCTCGCAGAAGCCATTCGGTTGACATGTCACCGTATACTCTACTAATTTTCATTGCAATATCGGCGGATATACTTTTGGTCTTCCCCCAATATCCCTTAGATAATCCAGCTTCTGCTTCTAATCTATATACACTAATTCCTTTATAATCAATGTATTTCTGAATTTTTTCTTTTATAGTCATACTTTCGTCTACTAATAAAGGTTAATTAATGGAATATATTCTACTAAATATTTGCATAGTAGAGTATAGTCACCTATCTTTGTCGCATCAAAGTTAATCAATCAATCAAGAACTAACAAATAAAAGTATAGAATTATGAAAGCAGGAATGAGCGATAAAGAAAAAGGCAATACGATAACTCAAATAATGGTTAGCATGAAACAAGCCGCTTTAGCTGAAAACAAACCTTTCGATGAAGGTATATTTTTCGACCTCGCATTTATGAGCGATGAAGAGTTATTGAGAATTTCAAAACTTTGCGGCATTAAATAAGATAACAAAAAAAATAACTGGCGGGGCGAGAGCCCTGCACAATATAGATAATAATGGAAATAGGAATGATCGGAGACGTAGAATTTAAAAAAGCAGGAAGCGAAACGGTATGTTGTGTTAGCTTGATTAATACAACAGCCGGACAAAGATTCTTAGCGTGTACACTCGCTAGTAGTAAGACTTTCAAAACGTTCAAGGGCGCAGAGAAATTTATGAACTCATTCGGTTATCAGAAGATTTAATATTAATCCGTGCCCTTCGGGGTTACATAATAAATACGATTATGAAAGCAACTAGCACTTTAACCAGAAAGACAGCCTTAGAGATATTAATCGAAAGCCGTGATAAGAACGCCATTAATGCGTTAATTTCGAAAAAAGAAATAGCATTAGAAGAGGCTGTTAATAATGCAGAATGGTATGCAAGTCTCGGGCTTGACGGAATGGCAGATAATGAAGTAGCAAGGCAAGAAAAATTAATAAGAGATATAGAGCGATTGAAAGCAGCTATTTAATATTAATCCGTAGCCCTTCGGGGCTACATAACACGATACACGACAATGAGACGAAAAAGAAACGAATTAACTGCCCTTTTAAGGGGGATGCAGCCCGGGGAAACAATGACCTTCCCTCGTTCTAAAAGAAATTCAGTTAGACCGACCTGTACAAATCTAAAATATGACGAAGGTCTACTGTTTACGACGGAAACCGATAAAGATAATCTAATTGTTACACGATTGAATAATGAACAATGGGACGAACTAGAGTAACCGGAAAAGTTGAGCCAATAGTGAAGAAGTGGCTTAGTAAAGACGAAGCAAAATCCTATATAGGATGCTCGGATGATTTTTTGAGAACGTTACGGGAAAAAGCTCTCATTTCTTTTTCTCAATTTGGAAAAATGATCTGGTACGATTTATCGAGTATAGATAGATTCATACAGAGTAATAAGGTAGTATAAAACAAACACCATGTTAACACTAAAACAAAGTCCCGCCGCTATTATCTTAATGCTTTCAGCGTGCAGCCTTGCAGAAGGCGAGCCGGAGCCGGGCAAATTAATTATCGCACTATTGATCGTATTTATAACGGTTATCTACGTGCTAGTCTGTAACTATCTAAACGTGAAACGACATGGCGGCGAATCCTCAATGTATCGGTAATTGCCGAATTTGTACGGTTCTTGGCGCGTGCCCTGCTGATACTCTAGTTTGCGAAGATTGCGGCGAAGAGATCGAACCGGGCGAAGAGATAGAATTAGAGGTCGAAACGTACGAACGTGGCAGACATGGCACAAAGATAATAACGGTTTGCGCTCGCTGTTATGAGTCGCTTTATCAGGGTGGAAACGATAACTTTTAAACAACACGATAATGACACATTGGAAAACTCAATTTAATTACGACTATCTAGGCGCTTACAGCCTACCGGATGGAAAAGATATAATTCTCACCATCCGCGAAACGAAAAAAGAACAAGTAGTCGGCGCGTCTGGAAAGAAAGAAGAATGTTTCGTCGCTTATTTCTTCGAGAATGTGAAACCGATGATCCTCAACCGGACGAACTGCAAAACATTGACGAAAATTTTCAAAAATCCGAATTTTGAGTCATGGATAAACAAGCAAATCCAAATCGGAGCGGTATTAGTTGACGCTTTCGGCGAAAAGGTTGATTCGCTTCGTATTCGTCCTTTTCTTCCGAAAGTAGAAAACTCATTGCCTACTGTTGAGACAGGATCGGCAATCTGGAAAAATATCCTCGATGGTCTGGCAGGTGGTTTTACGGTCGCACAGGTACAGACGAAATATAAACTAACTAAAGAACAAATCAAAGAATTAGTAGCACATGAAATCAAGTGAACAAAAAGAAATCGAATGGAAGGAAAAGAGACGGGGCAAAATAACCGCCTCCACGCTTCCCGATCTGATGAAAGCGGGCAAAGGTTGTCCCTTTGGTAAAGCTGCGTTAGATGCGATGTATTTAGTGCGATACGAGCGGAGAACCGGGATGATGCGAGAAAACGGAAGCAACAGGGCGTTTGATTGGGGACATGAAAACGAACCGCTAGCGGTCGAATGGGTACGGAGCCAGTTAATGAACGAGATCAAGTCGTGTACAACCGATTTTAAAGACATTGTTTTCAATGAACCGTTTGAAGGATTCGGAGATTCACCGGATTTCTATGTGTACGGATTTGACGGGAAAGTTATCGCTCTGGGTGAGATCAAGTGCCCGATGTCGCAAGGAAAGATCGAATCGCTGCAGTTCGGAAATACCATCGACGAAAAAGACGAATATTATTGGCAATTCCTCGGACATTTTCTAGGGCGTCCGGACGTAGACAAGTTGTATTATGTCATTTATGACGGCTATGTAAACGACGGTCGAATACTCGAAATGAATCGAGCCGATCACGTGGAGAATATAAAGAAACTCTATGATCGAATCCGGTTGGCTAGCGAGATGATAGACGAATCTATCCGTTCCGGTCTGGACTTGCTTGATTGTGTCGATAAGGCAAAAGCGGTATTAGAATTAAAGATGCAGATCGAGGCGTTAAAGCCGGAAGCGAAAAACAGTGTTCCGGTTAAAAATCGGATTTATAAGATACGGAAGGAGTTAAAGAAACTGATGAAGAAAGTACCGTCACAACACTAACACAACATGATTAATTACATTTTTATAAACACTTTAATAAACACGAAATTATGAACACTTGGTTTTTAACGAAAATTCGCTACGAGAAAGTAATGGAAAACGGGATGCAAAAGAAGGTAACTGAAC